TAACTATAGTTATGACTTACGTTATATAGCTTAGTAGTATAAATCGTAGTGGTAATAATTTACGTTAAAACTTAAGTTACTCTCTCTCTCATATTACTATAGGGATATTTTTTAAGATTTGTAACATACTTTTTTCACTTTTTGTCAACTATTTTACAATCGTTTGTTTTACAACGAAAGTATTTTCTCTTTTTTGTCGTGTTTTCGTGAGTATTATTACCGTTTTGTAACAATTCGTGATAACGTAAGCGGATTACCGCCGATATTTACCTTGGTGGGTACTCCAGATATAACGCCCGTTTGAACGTGGTGGGTAGGGCAAAAGTAATTTTTGGTTTTGGATTCAGGTGGTGTTAAGGGGGCCACAAGCATGATTCGCCCGTAATGTCAAGGGTCCCACGCAAAAATGTTACAAATGTTACAAATATCTGTAAAACTGTAACAAAACGTGAGTTGACAAAAGAAAAACTTGACAGAGGATAGGCGATTCGCCCACTTCCCCCAAACGATTCTTGTGGTAACATTATACCCCATTCCAGCGTTATGTTATAGTATAACACTTGATAAACGATTGGCACGACACAAAAAAGACGCCCCCGAAGGGACGCCAGTTTAAGACTTGGGAGGAGTCTAGAGTCTAATCTGTATCAAGCACGCTATATTGACCTATATCAAAGCGCCAGAGTACCGGCAGGAAGTCCAGATTGGGCTTGTCGATTGTCAATTCAGCGGCATGATTTAGGCAATCACTTGCGCTTTCATAGGCGTGGAAACAATGCCACTTGTCGGAGTCCTTGCGAAATACTAGGTTGCGATATTCAATATTGAGCATAGGTTGACTCCTTAGTGTTTCTTATATGATACGTTTGGTACATCATGCGACCAGCAAGCGCGACAAGCATTGTCACCAGTACCGCATGAGCCACCATTGCTAGGCGCTGGGCAAACGTGACCGTGAGCGGGTTTGAGCTTGTGGACCGTGCTAGTGTTAGCGCCCTTGACGGGGGCTTGATCGACCATTGGCGCTGATAGGCGAATTACTAGGTTGGCAGGTATTACCCCCTTGTAAGCGCGTACAATCGCCAATTCGCGGGTTGGCAGCCAGTGGTTGATATGGGGGGTTTGTCGCGCCACCTCACAGATAGCGGCCAGTTGATCGACCGAATCCAAGTCACCAGCATCAAACCAGCGGTGGTATGGTTCACCAGTTTTATCGGCAAAGCGTAGAATCTGGAAAACACAAGCGGCAACCCATTTTGCGGGGGCGTTGGCAATTAGATCAAGTGACTTTTCATAATTGGCGGTCCAGCCTTTATCAACAGAGGGTCGCATGTTTTGTATGCGCAGAGCATAGCAACCCTCACAAATTGAGCCTTTGAGCTTTGCCAAACGGCCACCGACTCGGCAATGTTTGGCAGAAGATGAAAAAGCAGAGCCGGGCATTTTAGAGTTGCGGTTAGTTACAGAAACAGTTTCCTTGGCGGATTTCAATGTTACGAACATTACTGTGACCCCCCAAAGTCGATCCAATATGACACAAGGCCAGGAATCTCTATCAACCAACCGTCACTATACAGAGTCGAGAAATAGCCAAGGCAAAACATGATGAGTCCGAAGTTAGCAAGGGCGGTGGCCTTGAATAGCCAAAGGGCAATCGTTTGCGTGAATGTCGCGGCCTTGTGAGTGGCTTGGCGTTTGCGGTGATAGACTCGGGCGATTGCGGCGTCATCCAAACCCTTGATAATGTTTTGTTCCAGTGTCATTGCTGTATCTCCTATATCAGCGTTTCTATACAATCTTTATGAGGTGATTCGGGGGCCATGTCAACCCCCGATTCAATCTTATTCTACGGCCCATCTTTCAACTTCGGCGGTATTGGTTCCCTCATATACCCAGCGCCAGACTCCCAACTCTACGCTTTTGGAGGTGCTGACTCGGTGGCCTTCGGAATATTCAGCGGCAACTTGGCAAGCCTTGGCTATGTTACTATATACCCCAATCAAACCATCTTCGGAACCGTGGACTGTGTAAACATTTTTCATTGCTGTATCTCCTATGTCAGCGTTTCGATACACTATAAATAGCCCATGCCCAAACGATTCGCAAGCCCCAAAATGCACAAAAACGAAAAAACTTTTGGGGTTGACGTGGGGCGAATCGTATGCGATAAGGGTTTATCGAAACGCTGATAAGAAGGAACGGCAAAAAATGTTTAAGGAACACTTGAAAGAGCTACTGGAAAAGCAACGCCAAAAAGAGGAAAATGCCAAGGGGTAAATCCAAAGCGTCACAAGGGGGGTTGACGCCCCCCAAACTATATGACTCAGGGCTAGATTTTCCGAATCGCGGTCGCAAAACACGGAAGAGACGGCAGGTGCGAATCAGTTGCATTTTTGTCGCACATCATTTTTGCGCAAGAGTCAAATCACGAATTGTTTCAAGTTTGGTATACCGTTGCATCCCATTGTATCCGTTGGTTGCATACCGTTGTATGCCATCGTATACCATCGTATACCATCGCATACAGTCTTATATAAGTATATCCACATATAAGCATATAAACATATATAAATATTCGAATATAAGCATGTGTTTATATAAGCGATCACTGATGTACCCCCCTCCAGTGGAAAATGACCCCACCAGTGGAAAATGACCGTGGCCCCCTCCAGTGGAAATTAAGACCCCACCAGTGGAAATAATTCTGTTGACCCCACCGAGGGAATTATGTACGGTGATTCTAAGTTGACCCCCACCGTGGGAATTAATAGTAGCACAGCTACGCAGTGAAACGGAGAACTAAAATGGAAAATATCTTAGCAGAACTTAAGGCAATCATGCAGGGCGCACAGGAAGCGTCAGCCCGTGCAGGGGAATATAAGAACGACATTGATCGTGGCATCAACGTCAACCACACACCAGAGTATGATACGTCTGTCACCAAGCAGGACAAGATCAACAGCCTATTCGAGTATCTAATAGATGCTAAGGATGACATGGATCGTGTGAAAGATAGCTTGAAAGACATCCACGATAAACTTGACGACCTCCTTGAGTTAGTAGAGTATGAGAATATAGCAAAGGGGATTCGCTGATGGAAATTCGTGAGACATACTATGAACTATACCTTGATGGAACTTTATACCACGAGGGAACATTAGAAGATTGTACAGAATATGCACAACGCGCTCTTGACGATGATTGTGCTGAGGTGTACAAGGTAACTGTAACAGAAGAAAAGGTAGTAATCTAATGGGAAAAGTAAACGGACTGTTCCAAGATGCAGAAGAAGCTAAGTTTGATCGTTACACACACATCATGGTTGATGCTGATGTTGAGATGCAGTATCACTGTGGTGAGATTGAGAAGTTCCGCATCTGTAATATCCCTTGTGTTTGGGTCTGGGACGAAAGCTCAAGGGAAGCAGCAGAATACTGGGCTGCATTAGATCACATCAGTGAGAACTATACCTACGATTGGATGTCGGTTAAATCTTGGTCAGGATCACCAGTTAAGGAGAAGACAGATGGATAAGATCATTAAAGACTTGGAGAATTGCTCAAGTTTAACTAGGGAGGTAGATGATTTTGTAATGCTGTGTAATTTATACGATAGCTGGAAGCCAAACGATAGGGTTTGGGTGAGGAAGTCCCTACAACTTATTGAGGATACCTTGAGGGATATAGAGAAGAAACTAAAAAACGAGGAATACACATGAATCAATTCGCAATATCAACAGAAGTAAATGGCATCATAATGCAACTAAAATTACCCTTGATGTCGAAAGCACAGGCTGATAAACATGCAAGTACACTAAGATCACTAACTGATTCGCCCATATATGTAATCAACACTAAATCGGAGTAAATGATATGACATTAGATACACGCATGGTAAGCATGGTACTGGCAGAGAACGCTAACGAGTTCATCACCGTTAAGTTCCTGACCAAAGACAATGAAGAGCGTACATACAACGGTCGCTTGAACGTAAAGAAATACCTTGTGGGTGGTGAGCGTGGTCGTAAGGCTGCTGACGTTCTCAAGGCCCACAACCTGATCCCCATGTTCGTAGGTAAGGATGGTGAGAAGCCCAAGTACAAGAGCTTCTGTCTTGACCGTGTGCTGGCTATGAAGGCTGGTGGTCGTCACATCTTTGCTATGGGCAGTGAGATCGAATGACACCCCTTATGTGTCTAGCAGCAGCGGTCTTCTTTGAGAGCCGTAGTGAACCTCTGGAAGGACAGAGGGCCGTTGCTGAGGTCGTTATGACTAGGGTAGAATCACCCCGTTGGCCCGACGAAATCTGTGCCGTTGTCTTCCAACACAAGCAGTTCTCGTTCACCCACGATGGAAAATCTGATGATTACCGCAAGTACAACAGCAATGTCTTCGACAGACAAGCGATTGATATAGCTGAGACAATAGCTAAGTCAGTGCTAAAAGGTGATCGTCTTGGCTTGACTTCTACCCACTATCATACTACTTATGTATCACCATATTGGGCCAAAAGTTACCACCGAGATGGTCGCATTGGCACACACGTTTTTTACACAGCACCCGAAGGGAAATGAGAATGTTTAACATGACACTTGAGAAACACTTGGAAGAGATGGGTATCCGTCCCAAGTCAATCATCCGTGAGCTAGAGGAAATCCTTGATCCACGGCTGGAGTATCTGGCGAAGGGTTACTTCAATGACCCCCGCAATGGAAATAATGAGGTGCCGTTCTGATGAATACGATATTTATACTAATATGGTTTGTCGTTATTCCTGAGACTGGGGTAAGGTATTACCACTTAGGAACGTATGAGAATGAAACCATGTGCGAAACCTCACTGAGAAATGCTTCGGTAATGGTTAATGATAAGCAAGAGACAATCGAATGTATTGGAGTACAGGTAGATGATTAGCGCATTTTACGTTCAACACGCTGGCTCTGATCTTATGGTCGTAAACAGTGCTAGGGTATCATTTGGTAAGCGCAGTGAGATGGAGGATGATCTTTGGGGGCCACCCAAGCTCAAAGAAGATGACGCTAGGTTGATCCGATACCTTGCCAAACATAATCACATCAGCCCCTTTAACCACACATGGGTTACGTTCCAATGTCGTGCGCCTATGTTTGTAGCACGTCAGCTTCAAAAACATGAGTATATGCCTTGGAATGAAATATCTAGGCGCTACACAACTGAAAATATTGAGTTTTATACCCCAGAGGTATGGCGTGGTAAGTCGGCGGATAAGAAGCAAGGGTCTGATGGTGTCGTTGATGTAGGTGACTGGGGTGATGCTAACTGGGCATGTCTAAAAGCCTACAACGATCTGCTTGACATGGGAGTAGCCCCCGAGCAAGCCCGTATGGTACTGCCTCAGAGTATGTACACGGAGTGGTTCTGGAGTGGAACGGTAGGGGCCATAGCGAAGATGTGTAACCTGCGTTGCAAGGATGACACACAGGCAGAGACACGCATTGTAGCTGACCAGATCAGTGATAAGATGAAAGAGTTGTTCCCTGTGTCATGGGATGCACTAACGGAGAATGATGATGGCTAAACTATATGACTTAGAACCAATGATAATGGACTGCTGGCATGTATGCGATGACCTACAGGTAGTGTTTAGACAGATCGGTGATGGTGAGCGTGACCCTACACAAGATGAACTGATGAACGCCCTGCTTGGTATGCAGCAAGTGTACCAGTGGAAGTTCGAGCAGCTGTTCTTCAAGTATGAACAGGTGATAGCAGAGGGTAGAAAGAATCATGATTAGACCTATGACACCAGAGGAACGTAAGGCATCACAAGATCGTGACGAGGTTAACAAGTGGCGTAAGTGTGTAAGCTGTGGTAATGCAAGCAAGGACACATGGTGTGGCTTCTGTTTGGAGGAAGAGTAATGATAAACAGTGAGTGGCGAAAGTTGATAGCAGAACAAGAGAACTTTAAGGAGAACGTAATGGCAGAACATACAGCAGACATCGTGAATGAACCCAAGCATTATGCACGGTGGAAGATCGAACCTATCACATACATCATGCAGAATGGCTTTGAGTTCTGGCGTGGGAATATCATCAAGTATGCCAGTCGTGCAGGTTACAAGCCCTACGAGGGTATGAGTAAGGCTCAGTGCGAAATCACAGACCTTGAGAAGGTCATACGTTATGCTGAGATGCGTATCAATCAACTGGAGGGTAAGGACAAGCTATGACTAAAGAGGAGCTAAAGAAACTCATTAGGGCTTTGGATAAGTCTGAGGATGTCACAGTCGAGGAAGCTGTGTATCTGATCCGAAAGCGACAGCGAGAGTTAGAAAACTTGGAGGTAGAGTATGAGCTTAACTGGGCCTGAGATCGTAGGTATGTGCGAGAAGTTAGCCAACAGGTTTAACTCTCCTTCACACCGTGATGACATGGTACAAGAGGGTGTGCTAAAGTGTTACGAGATATTGGCTGACGATGGGGAAGTACATCCAGCGCACCTCTACAGGGAGGCTAAGAGGCGTATGCACGATTACCTTAACATTGATGTGTTACCTGTTACAGTACCAGCGCACAATATCACCCGAAGGCTCACACGGGACATAGACGATGATGAAATCGGTGAGATGTCTGAGGCTGGTC